CTGCCCTTGAACATCTTAGATAAGAGATACTCAACCCACGCAGCAAATACATGAAGAATATTCTCGTTGAGTTCATTTCCCTTGAAGTCGTTTAAGTCAAGGATCTCGTTTTCAAAATCGATCTGCACTAGAGTATCTCCATAATTCTTTGTTTAGTAAATAGTTGTCCAAAACAAATTCTTACGGAGTATAAGTGCGACCTCGACCAGAGGACGAGGAAGAGGTTGCCTTCCTGTACTGCTCGGCTTCATCTTCTTTTTGCTTAATGAGGCGACCAAGGAACCATGATCGAACATTGACCGGCAAGTTGTAAGACTCAAAGAAGCTCCAGCCGCCGTGGTATTTTAGTTGGAAAAGCTGTTCGTAAACGCTCTCAATATACTCATCACTTAGGCCAAAAAAAGTCCGCAGAGAGCGGAACCTCCATGTCCGCCGTATGAGAACAATTAGAGCACTCAAAGTGCTGCGTCATGTCAATATTGGGGATGCACTCTGTATAAACATTTCGGAGCAAGCGACCATCACGAGCAGGGAGAGCCTGAATGAAAGATTCGATTGCTATTGGCGAAGGATTGCCGTTTATACTAATGATGTAGCTCCGGAAGGCATCTGTCATTCCGCCGCCGGCTGCTTTTCTTTTAGCTTTTCTTTCCATCTCCTTGTAGAGGCGGAGTTCGTCAGCGCCGTTTAACATGCGACACTCAACCGTTGCCTGGGTCATGGGAAGATTCACGAGCAAAGTATGATTGTCCGTGAGGGTTACTCCGTGCTCTACAATCTTTTGCTCAAAAGAGTTTGTAGGTGGATTCGAAATGTCGAAAGAGAACTCCTCATGGGCACCACACGCAGGACAGGTTACATTAGTGTCATAATCAGGACCATAACCTGTGCGTCGGGCGGCGACCAAAAGTGCGTTCTTGTCTCCGACCAACAGAGTATCGATCTGGACTGTCTTGTCTACTAGCAGGTTTTGTAGCATCCTGTCTAGAGCCACGCCTTCCTTAAGGAGAGAGCGAGAAGTAAGTATATCCTCCTCCTTAGCAGTCATAAACTTGATCTCCACATTTGTTGCATTATGGAGAGGGTGATCGGGACCATAAAAACGACCGCCGCTTGGGATCTCTACAAACTCAGTAGGAACTGACCAAGCAAATGATTGCGTATCTGTAGATGCACCAGTGCCCGTCCCTACAGCAGAGATGGGCGCTGGTGATTCGTCGTTTAAGAAGTTGTCGTCAGGTTGCCCTGTTCTATTCTGATTGCGACTCATATGTAACCTTTCTTTTTTAAATTGTAACCTATATTATCTGATCCGTTTAGAATCAGGTAGCAGCAGCGCCCAGGTTGGTGCCCATGGCCTGAGTCTGCGTAAGCTTAGCCCAGTCATAAGTCAACTCAACTGTCACCTCATTCATGTCGTCAGAAGCATAATCTAAGGAGCCACCAAAATCTACGCTTGTGATGAATGGGTTCATCAATTCCCAGCGTTCGATGATGCTACCATTCTCATCAATCTGGTCGATGTAGACAGCGCCGATCTGATCAGCGAAGCCTTGCTTGCTAAGACTGACCTTGGAGCGAGTAGCTGTGGTGGGATACTTATAACCTGAAGCACCCAACACATCCAAAAATGCCCAAGATAGATCTGGATCAACTGGATCTACAAGAGTAATTGAAATAGGATCCCAGGTCACACGACCGGGATACTTGAAGGTGTGATCAACATACTGATGTTCAATTGTGCTGATGTTAGCTTTTGGCTTACTAGCAGTCTTGATTGTCCAGACGGGGATAGCACCCTCGCCTAGTGTGCGGCTACTAAACTTAAGCTCAAACCTAAAGCGGCGTTTTGGCTCAGTTCTAACATCATTCCAGAATAAACTTGACATTATTTTATCTTACTCCTCAATTATAATTAGGCAGCTTTCGAATTAATCTTCGAAGGATGCCCCGCTATTAGTAACCACAAAATCAATTGCAAAATACTCGACTGCTCGGGTTGGCTTCACAAGCAACTTAGCATACATGATGTTTCGGTCAATCAAGTCTGGCGTAGTTGTTGTGTTGTCTAGCACGAGGCGGAAATCCTCGATACCAAACTCAGCACGAACGCTCTCTAGTAAGGGGTTAGCCTGACCGAGGAAGCGATCCCAAGTATCCTGAGTATTGGGTCCGAAGAGCAACCTAGAAGCGATGAAGGAGATTTCTCTCTTCAAGTAGATCATCAAGCGACGAACATTGATTCTATCTAGAGCAGAGGATGTCTGCTGTAGTGTCTTCTGACCAAAGACCACGATACCTTCAGCAGGGAACTTAGCAATTGGGTTAATATTGTTTTCATATAGTGTGTCACGCTCGTCTGAAGTTAGACGGCGAGAAACATCCAACACTGGCACGCCAGCAGCACCTTCGCTCAATCCACCTCGGGTGAATCCAGCAGGAGCGAACCATGGGGCGTTTAGACGGTCAGTTGAAGAAAGAACGCCCATCGCAGCCACACTTGGTGGTGCCCACAAGGTCTGGTTAGTGTTGGTGTCTAGGATGCGTACCCATGGGTAGTATGTAGCACCGTAGCTGTTGTTGATGCTACGAGCAGCCAAAGTATCAGCAGCTTGCGTAGCAGTAGAACTAGCATTACGAGTCTCAGCGGAGCCCGTGTCTTCAGTACTTGGCACATAGCCGTACTGGATATCGACGATAGCTAGGGCGTCGGCACGCTCCTCGACTGTATCTAACAAGTAGTTAGTCACAGCAGGACGCCAGATCCCTGGGATAGACACAGCATTCATTTGAATGTAGTCTGGGTCTGAAGCAATGTTGATGGCTTTTCTTAGGGAGAACAACTCGTATGAATCATTTTCATCTGTTGCCGTCATTTTGCTATTTCTAAATGGTTCACGCTCCGTTACATCATAACCGTCGGATCCACCGAAGAGCATTGAAGTAAAGCGATCAGCGCCGGCTGCAAGCGTTGTTTTATAGCTTGCAACAAGTGGAGCACTAAGGCTGGTTCCAGCAGCACGCTGACCAGCAGCATAGGTGTAGCCTGCATCAGCCGAGCCAGAGATATTATCTAGTGAAAAGCACCAGGCAATAGCTGTGGGGTCAGTAGCAGCAGCAGAAGCAGCATATGTTGTGGTTTGACCTTCAACATCATGCGCCGTAGAAGCAGGATCATTATTGTACGCAGATAGATCCATGGTTCGAAGTCGGAGACAATCAGCAAGCTGTGGATTGAAGAAGGTGTCGGCACCTGTTCTTCCGGACCATGCTCCCCAGAAAGTGTTTCTCATGGAACGAGGTGTTCCCCATGTGCTCAACTGTCTTAGAGGTACGGATGGGAAAGCAACCTTGGCAGAGAAGGTTCCACCGCCAGTAAAGTCAGCGGCAGCCATGTTGGTGACGCCAGACATGTCGAGCACTGTGTTCCCGGCACTGCCACCAACATCTTGAACAAGTGTAATAACAGCATCGACATCCAAGCCGCCAGGGGTTGTTACCGTGGCTGTTACTTTGCCCGCCCAATCATTAATTGTAAGAGCAATTTGAGTAGCGTACCCGGAAGCGTCATTGACCCCTAGACCATTAATACCAATCACAGGAGCGGCGTGAGTTGCCACGGTGTCGTCAAATCTAAATGTCAGACCAGTGAGTTCAGTGTCTGTAAGTACGAAATCATTACCGTTGACACCGCCAGTGGTTATGCCACTAGCAGTCACAGTAATTGTAGTCGCACCAGCAAAGGCTGGAACCTGCAACACATCAATGTTAGCAGCCTCGTGACCGATGTTACCGAAATCAGCTTCGCCATTACCAGCCAACATCGTTTGGACAGCACCACGGGATGAGGACACTGGAGTAGCATAGTTGAAAGACCAGCCGCCAGAGCCGCTGAGGATGCCAACATCACGATACTTAAGTGGACCGAAGACGCCGAATGGTAGCCAGCGGCTTTCGCCGGAGCCAGCAGCAACATCTTCGTTCATGACTACACGGATGTAGTTAGAGTTATTGTCAAACTCACCGTACTCTTGCATACGCTTTTCAGTCTGAGAGTATACTTCGTACTTGTCACCGATGCGCTTAGCAATATAATTTGCAGAAGCAGGATTCAAGTTAAGCTCGTCGAAGCGTTCAATGATTTCGGGTCGGCTATCTGTATCAGAGATAGAGCGAACTAGCACAGAGAAGGTGCCATATTCTTGATAATCGCCTGCGGGGGCAGTTATGTTTGAGATAGATACTTTTACTTCCCTTTGAACTGACTCACCAGCGGTAAGAGCTTCAAGGCGGAAGAGCTTCTGCATATTCCGTGGAGCATAACTTGCAAAATCATTCGTAAGATCCTGTGCGATAAACCAACCTGTGGTTGCCTTAGTAGCGCCACCCTCAAAGTTGCTTTGCTGTACAGCATAACTGCCACTGTTCACAGCCATTGGAAGCATTGCCGCAAAATACTTGGTCGTTGAGGACCCAAGGACACCAATTGAAGTAGTTCCCTCAGCAGTGAGAGATCGTTCGAAGGACTCTCCTAGCCAAGTAATCCCATTCTGATAGAAAGCCTGTGTAGAGGCATCAGTAATAGCAGAGTTGGTAACTGTGGGATTAGTGTTTAATGCCTTGCGAATGAAGTTCTCACTGTCAGGATTTAAACTGACTGTGACTTTTTCATTAGTAGCACTACCCGTGAAGAGCAGAGTAAAATCATCCATGGTAGCAATTTCATATACACTGGAGCCCGAGCAGGAAGCGATAGGAAGACCTAAACCATCCCGAACATCACCAGCTAAGTTACCAGAGAGTAGGACTCGACCAGACTCCATATAAAATTGAGCGGCGACAGCGCCTTTGAGTGTTGGTCGGTCTATCGAACTTGAAGGCCACACACATAGGGCATAAACACCACCAGCATTATTAGTAGCTGGCACATCGCCACCCGTAGCAACAAAGTCGGGAACCTTCCAGCCGGCTTTACCGGCAGCGGTAGCATTACTTGATTCATCACCAAGTACCCGAAGGAAAGTAATGGGCGAACCGTTCCTTAGCCAAGCCTGTGCAGCGAATGCAGCATAGGTAGGGGCAGTAAGGTTGCCGTCACGCCATACATCGCCACCCTTGTTGCCAGGAACTGGGTAGCCGAATGTTTGTACAAAATCTGAAAAGGATGTCATCTTGACAGGCTTGTTAGCTGGTCCTTTTCTTGATCTACCAATTAATAGGGGTCCGACTTCGCCGGGCAGTTCAGGAAATTGAGAGTTATCAATCTCATTGACGAACACGCCGGGTGAAATAAACTTGAATCTTCTGGAAGAGTTGTCAGCCATTGAAAATACTTCTCCTCGTTTTTAAACGCTATTGTGTAGCATAAATACAATAAATGCTACTAATAAATAGTAGCCGATATGTCCAAACACCCACCAATATCCTATTATGGTTAGCCTCGATATTTATCTTTTCTTCCCGCAGTAAAATCAGGTTCGTCGCCAACAATAGCTCGCTCACGACCAATAGT